CTGGAACTTGACAGTAGCTTCCGGGTCATCTGGGTTCTTATCAGGGTGGCACTTGCCAGCCTGGGACTTGTACGCCTTACGAATCTCTTCCTGGGTAGCATCACGCTTGACACCCAGGATATCGTATAGATCACTCATTTAGAACATCCTCTGATAATTGGGACACCCTTCGAATTGTTGTTCCTTCGAACGGAGCTCGGGTTGGTCGGTTGTGTTCATGCAGTACCAATTCCCATCCTCGAGAGGCTTGGAATGCACGCACGTCCGACAGTTTCGATGCGGCTCTTGCTTGAGGTGACAGACAGGTCTGTGGTCACACCACTTGCACGCGAACCATCCTGGAGACTCACTGATCCGCTGAGGCTGGTCGTCTTTCCACACCAGGTTGACTCCGCGGGCAATGAACTCGTCTGCTATTGTAGCATTGAACGGAACGATCTCTCCATACAGTTCGTCATTATTTTTATTGACGACCATGTACAGCGCAACAGCCAGGCCCATCTTCCTCATGTAGATCTGCATCTGGACATAGTGTTCGAACTTGGCAGCTCTGACACCTTCCTTCTGCACTTTGAGGAAAGGCTTCTCAGCGCTTGTCTTGAACTCACACAGTGCAGGGACGCCAGGATCCAGGTCAGGGATGTTGACCACAATTCCGTCACCGCTTCCGCCAAAGTGTCCTCCAGCGTCAGAGATGCGATACTGTTTCCCGTTCTCGTCTTGTTGATATACTTCAGCACCGATAGTGAGCAGCATCGCGATGAAGCGTGCTTCCTCCAGGTGCCCTCTATTGAAAAGTCGAAGCAGTCGGCCGCCATGCTTTTGAAGCGTAGCCCAGCGGAAGCCATACCAGATCTTTCTAGCGCATTCATCTCCGACACCGGATGCGCCTAAGTGAGTTCTGAAAGGGAACTCGTCAGTGCGATAAGCGTCATCCATGTGCCCGATGACCTTACCTAGCCAGCCTCTGTAGGCTGCACCTTGATCTGATTTTATAGCTTCATCGATTGCCGCCAGTGTCTTGGTAGCGAGATAGACAGTCATAGACCCTATCCTTTATCATAGTGAAAAAAGACCCGCCCGAAGGCGGGTCAAGTGCGGCTCAGGGGATCTTACTGACCTTGGGCCCAGGGCGGCATTCCAGCACCACCGGCAGGCTGTTGGGCTGGCTGCTGTGCAGGTTGCTGGGCTGGGGCCTGCTGTTGCGGCGCTGGCTGTTGCGCGGGCTGCTGTGCTGGCTGTTGGGCCGGCTGTTGCTGTCCGCCTTGCCAAGGCTGCTGTCCTGCTGGCTGCTGCCACTGCTGCTGTGGAGCTTGCCCTTGCGGCGGTGCCTGGTATTGCGGCTGCTGTGCGGGTTGCTGTGCCGGCTGCTGTGCTGCCCAAGGCTGTTGGGCGGGTTGCTGCTGAGGCGCTTGATTCGCAACAGGAGCCTGATAGGATGGAGCTGCACCCCCAGCCGGAGCACCAGCGTCACCAACCTGTTCATTCACATGTTTCACCGCAGAGATTTCATTCGAGGCTTCGTACTGACCATCAGCAGGACGGAGCTTGACTTTGATCTTGAGCGGGATATTGTGGAACTGTTGGCTGTCCTGCACTTGCATGATACCAGTAGCGTGACAGATAGCTGACAGCTCGCCGTAGGCGATTTCCTGGGCGACCGGATTGCTGTTGCGCAGGTTCAGGCGTTGATACACTTTGCGGCCAGCGTACTGACCATCGAGGACGCTGTAGCGAACCTGAAGGTAGGTACCCAGACCATCTTTGGTCGGTTTCATTTCCGACTCATCAATGGCTGCATTGTACCAGCCGGCAGGGAAGGCATCAGGTACGCCAGTGTTCGGGGCGACCTGCGAGGCGTCGAAGTTAAGTTGAGCCATGGTTGGTTCTCCTATACGTTGAAGATGTTAATGCCAGAGGTTTGGTAGATAGCGTTCGCGAAATGATTCCACCCGTCTACCTTCGGAATGGATACCTCGCCTTCGAAGCCAAAGCGATTGCCGGCCACATACGAAGGAGTTCTGCTGAGGCCCATGACGCGCCCTTTGTTGGCGCTCATGCCCTTAGCAATGTTCTCACCTTTAGTGACAAACATCGGCTCATAGAGGAACCCGACGATGTCTGCCCACTGTGTGATCATTTCCCGCTTGCCGTAAGTCTTCTGATTCTTGGGGCTGTGCAATTGCAAGTCCCAGCAATCAAACTCACCGGAGTTGGGGTCAATGAGCTTAGCGGCGAACACATGGCAGGTCAAGATAATGTTGATCCCACCATACACAGCCAGCTGATCACAGGTTTTCAGAAAGCGATCAAAGATCTCGTTGGCGTAGGTGTAAGCCCGGCCATATCCGCCCAATGCGCTTTCCATGGTGACTGCTTTCTTGTTGCCCTTACCATAGGACGCATCCATCATCAGCACCTGCTCATGAATCATACGCTCAAGAGCTGTTGCACTGTCAAAGATGATCGAACGATAAGGGAATTGACCCGCTTGCGCCTGCTGGATGATTTCTCCGAGCAACTGCTCAACCTGTGCATAGGACTGGAGCATAGGGGTCTTGGCAACAGTGACACCACTGTATCCGATTTCAAGAGGAACTAGAAGTGAACCAGGTGCTTGACAGGTCAATGTGGTCTTACCCATCTTCTCCTGGCCAGCGATTACAATACGCAGACCCTCTTGACGTCTGGTATTGTTCACTTGACTTAGAATCTGCATATTGTGCTCCATTTAATGGTCTGCTAATACTATTTGAAGTTCCGAGTGAATACAAGATATTTCTATAGATCCACTGGATCCCGGAAACCCTGCCAGGTTGGGAATCGAGGCTTGTCTTTTACGCCTACCGGGAAGAACTGGAACTTACCAATCTTTCCGATAATCTCGTCCTGGTGCTCGAAGTAATACCGACGCTCTTCATGGGTCATCTTCCCAGGTGACACCTCAATTTCCTGGTCCTTGTGCAGCACAACCAAGTCACCGAGCTTCTCCTCTTTCAGCGCACGCCCGCAGATAGTGCCCACCATACCGTTCGGAACCATGTTCTCTGCGTTGGTAGATCGCTCAGCGTACCCGTGAGGGTTGTACTCAAGCTCATTCTGATTGGACTGGCCCTCGATTACATGCGTGACCACAATCTCTGAGTCAATGAACCGCTTCAGTCGAAGATAGTTGGACTCCTTAGCAGTGCAGCGCCCGTACTTGTAGGTCCCGTTGAAGTCACGGAGAATGATCCCTTCATACTGCTCGTCAAGGCATTGCAGTTCGTAGGCGTCAACTTCTTCCTGGGTGTTCAGTACAACATAGGGAATGACCCAAAGGCGATCGCGCAGGCTGGGGTCCATCTCGTGCAACTGATTGACCTTGTCGCACAGTTGACGCCAGCGGACATAGTAGCTTTCATGGTTGTTGAACCCATCCACTACTAGGTCGAACAAGCACCAGCGAGTCGGTATAACACCCTTGATGGTTCCCAGGGCGCTTGTCGTCTCATTGCAGATACCATATCCAGTAATCCGATCCACAACCATTTCACCATCGAAACCGTTGAAGCGCGGATCACTGAAGAACTCGGTGTTCAGCTTGTTCTTGAACTGCTTCCCACTACGCCCGACCAGCCTGTTGTCAATGTTCAGAGCACGCACGCCGTCAATCTTTGGAAGCCCCATGTATGGGAACTTCGCTTTGTCGGTTTCATAGTCACAGGCCAGAATAGGTTTCATGCGAGCCTCCGATACTTGTCATAGAGCTCCATTGAGTTCGGGAGGTACTTGCGCAGCATCTTGTCGATCGCCATCGCGTACTTCTGGGCCTCAATCTGCGCATGACTGTGGTCACGGAGGGACAGAAAGTGGAGCAGGTTGTGCAGGTCCTGTTTCCAGAGCCAGTGCGTGTAGTGATTCAGGTGCAGGAACATCCGAGCATGTTCAGGAGCGACACCACGTTTGATATAATCACTATAGGCTCGATAAGAACGCTCACATTCAGCGTTCAGGTTGTCCTTGAACAACTGCTGGATCGCTGGATCAAGATTGTCGTCCTGCCCCTGCTTTGCGTTGGGCGCCTTGCCGCCAACTGTTTCCGGTCTATACCACTCTTCAGGGAGCTGGATATAGCGCCCGGAGACTTCGTTGATCGT